TTGATCCATCAATACCAGCCGAGTCCGATCCGGCCACACCATTCGCCGCATTTGCTGCCGCACCGCCACCACCAGCACCACCATCATTCGTAAAACCCGGATTTACACCACCGTTTCCGCCGCTTTTCTTATTCGTGCCAATTCCAGATGCTGCTGCACCGCCTGCCGCCGGAACGGTATCACTGCCGATATTCGCTGCGCCACCCTTCGCCCCGACAGTCGAGGCCGCCAAACTCGCCCCGTTAAACCATGTATCACCTCCGCTAGTGCCATTGTTTGCGGTGTTGGTAGTAGATGCCGCACCGCCAGTCCCAGCTGCCCCAATCGCATACGTGACCGAACCACCCGGCGTCAGCGTTATATTCGAACTCGACGAAAACCCTCCAGCACCGCCGCCCCCGTTATAAAATCCATTCGTCCCACCCGCACCCGCACCGATGCAGATAACCGTGTTGTTCCCGTTGTTCCAATCCGCCGGGACTGTCCACGAAGTTCCGGCAGTCAGGAAAATCGTTTTCGCGGATGCCGGAAGCTGCGGGGCAAGAAGTTTTGGATAAGGATAGACCGCATACGCTGCCCCTGACAGCATACATAAAAGTGCGCTTAGGGCAATCCGCTTCATGTTAAAACCCCTTCGCGATGGTGCAAAGTAAATCGCCCGCCGCTGCCGTTGCAGCAGTATTCTTCGCCAAGCACGACACCAGATCGGTTTTGTTTGCGAGGGTAGACAGGACCGGGGTGCCTGCCGATCCCCACGCGAATGCGCTGCTCCAAGTCACCGTCCGCGAACCAGTCGCATCCTGCACTACCTGAAGCAAATACGTAATGCCTGCTTTGATGTTGGTCGGGGCGGCAAGGGTCCAGCCGCTTGCCGTCAGGGTGATCTTCGCATTATACCCGGCAGTCACATCCCACGCCACACTACCAGCAGACTGACTCAGGGTCTGAACTGCGGCCGAGTCGGCCAGTGCGCCCGGCGTGACGACGACCGAAGTGCTTGTCCCGGTCTGGACGTTTCCAGCCGTGGCCAAAGGTAAGCGAGTCGCCGCAAGTGTGCCGCCCGAGATGTTCGTGGCATTCGTCGTATCCGTAGTGGCCGATGCCGCAAGGCCCGACACATTACTTGCAGATGGCTGCGCGAACGTCGGAGCACCACTTGTATTGATGCCAGTCATGAACTGATTGGCGCCAGCAGATGCGCTCAGAACTCCACCCAAAACCGCGACGGCTGGATTGGGCAACCGTGCGCCGCTCAATGTGCCAGCCGAGATATTTGTCGCGTCAGTAGTGTTAGTAGTCGCACTTGCCGCAAGACCAGAAATGTTGCTCGCGGAAGGCTGGGCAAAAGTTGGCGCCCCCAACGTGTCGATGCCAGTCATAAACTGGTTCGCCCCAGCCGACGCACTTTTTACCCCGCCGAGCGCACCAGCCGAGGGATTGGGGAGGCGGGCGGCAGGAAGCGTGCCGCCACTAATGTTTCCTGCGTTGGTCGTGTCAGTCGTCGCACTGGCTGCAAAAGACACATTATTTGTCTTGGTGCAAGTCAGCGCCCCGGCATTGCTAATGGTGCAATCCCCACTGACAGTCACAAAAGCCGGAACGGCCGAGGCATTCGCCACAACAATCTGGGCCGCAGTCGGCGCGGAGGTCGAGCTAACAGTCGTGCTAGCCGTGTAATACGCAATGCCGTTCGTAGAGCCTGCGCTAACGGTTCCGCCGCCCCCGCCGACCGTGCAAGGCCCACCAGCGTCAATGAATTCCCCACTTGCGTTGATCGAGACGCAGTTACCGTTGGTGAGGGTGCCGCTTGTCGCAGCGACTTTAGTGGTTAAAGAGGGAAAGGTGTAAGTGTAGCCTGTGGCCGGGAAGGCGAAGGTCGGAGTGCCTGCACCAGTGGTCGTCAGGTTTGCCCCAAGCGTTAGGGTCTTGCCGTTCACCTTGGTGCAAGTAAGTGCCCCCGAAGTTGCCAATGAACAGTCGCCCGACACCGCCACACCAGTCGCGACGTTCGAGCCATTACCAACCCAGATGTTCGTGCTGGTCAAGGCAGGCAACGAGGTGCTGGCTGCTGCCCAAGTCCCATCGCCGCGCCAGAAGGTCGAAGCGGAGGCGCCCGTCCCATTGTTCAAATTTGTGGTCGGCAAATTCCCGGTTACATCTGCCGTCAGGCTAACAGCACTCCACGATGGCGTTGTGCCGCCGTGCAAGAGTTGCGTGGAAGACCCGGCCGCAAGACGAGTGCCCGTCCCACTCGCCCCACCATACAACAAATCACCCGCAGTTGTTAGGGGGGAAAGGGCGTCGAACGCGGAAGCTTTGCTGGTCTGCCCCGTGCCGCCCTGCGCGATCGGAACAGTCGGCAAATCACCTGCGACAAGTGACCGAAAGGCTGGCTGTGCAGCGCCGCCGCTGGTCGGCCCGGCGAACACGGTATTAGCGGTCTGTGTCACCAGCGTCCCGGTCAGCGTTCCTGCGCCTGTGACAGGCGTTCCGCTGACTGTGATAAACGCAGGCAGCGAAAGCCCCACGCTCGTAACCGTCCCGCTGCCCGAAGGCGTAGCCCAAACATTATCCCCGCGCAAGAATGTGCTGGCCGAGGGTGTGCCACCCGCATTCAAACTCGAAAGCGGAATTGTCCAAGTTCCAGATGCCGAGACCGTTCCGAGCACCGACCAGACATTGTTTATGTTCGCCCCGAAATTATACGGAGTCGCAGTCTTGTCAATACCCCACTGCATCTGGGTGTAGGTCTGACCATGGGCCGGAAGGCAAAAAGCCAGGAGAGCTGCTAAAACCTTCTTCATATCACATCTCCTGTTCGAACGGAAGGGGCATTTGCCTTCCAGGCATTTCTTCCTCATGCCCTTCATACGTGTCGCTGATCGGAACATCCTGACTTTCCGTCACAGCCTCATCCGCCACCAGTCCCATCTGCGCCCCAGACAGCCCCGCATTCTTAATAAGAATATCGAGTCGCCGGGTAATCGCGTCGTAAACCTCGACTTCGCGCTTTTCGAGTCTCGCCTGCGTTTTGCCCTTTTCTCTCGCCAGCTCATCCATCGTATTTTTAAGGGCCTCTTGCATCTGCTGCAATTGTCCCATGAGCATTTGCTCGTTTTGCGAGGGGCCTTGGCCGAGGGCCTGCGGCGGAACCATCCGCTTCAACCTTTCAGCCGCCTCTTCCGCCATCGGGAAGTCTCCAGCGCGGAACATGATGTCGCCAATGATGCCAGAGAGCGCAGGGTTCTGCGTCAGGATGAGCGTCAGCGCGTTAAACGCCTCTTCTCGCCTGGTCGCATAACCCGGCCCCACATCCGCCATCACCTCATACGTTCCGATACCTGGATTCAAAATCCTCCCGATCACTTCATTATTTTCATTCAGCTCCAGCGCGTGAGCTTGCTTCAACTGCGGATCGAGCTTTACTTCCAGGCTTTCATTATTCTCCGCCAGAATCGCGATAACCCTGTTCGTATCGTAAATCTTGGGAACGAGATCGAGGATGATCTTGCCCACTTGCCGAACAGCAATAGCAAGATTGTCGATGAAATGATAAGTCGCACGGTCGCCTTGGCGCTGACGCTCCGCAATCGCCTTCCCAGTCCGCTCATTCCCCTGCATCCCAAGCTGATTCTCATACTGCCCGGATACCATCTGCATTTCAATATTCGCCACTTCCATGCCCTTCAACGCTACCGGCGAAGGAACAGGTGGCTCAATACGAGTAGGTGGAGGAAGAGGCTTACCGTCATCTCCAACAGACTTATAAGGCAGATACGCGTGGTTCTGCCGATTTGCAGTCGCCCAATATTCTTCATAGCCTTCAACGCTTTCTACGCCGACAACCCACGGCGTTTTGCTTTGCAAGGCTCCATATTCCACCGCGGCTGACGCCCAGTAGTTATACATTCTTTGCGGGTCTTTCAGCGCTCGGGTATGACCCTTGCGATCCATACGACCTTCAATAATAGTTTCTTCTCCGATCACTGGAACGATCGGGATAGTCTTACCTGCCCAAATCTTCTCCTCTTCTTCAACACAAACATTCCCGACGATGAAGTGATAATGGATCACCCGCGTAAACACCGGGCGACGCTGCAAGGTCTTATCCTTCAGCCACTCACTTTTCGGATCGACTTTGCGGATTTCAGATGCCAGCAGAGGAACTTCATTCTCCCCCTGCTTCACCAGAATCAGCTCGTCCGCGACATCTTCGGCCTCAAAATACTCCGCGACGCGAACATGATCCTTTCCGTTCCACCCGTTATCCCCCGCAAAGCTCTGCGTGCCTGCATACTGCTTATACTTCGGATATTTCAGGTCAAACTGGTCCCGCGGAATATCTTCGAAGATAAACGCATATCTCGCATCTTCCTTCGCCGGGGCACGAGCGTCGGGGTCTATATAAACCGTTAAGGGATCAGGAATCGCGGAGATAAAAATGTCCTGATCGAACGAATTCGCGTCAATGTAATCCGTCGTGACGCGAAGATAGCCAACGCCTCCTTCCACCTGCCAAGTCGTCGCAAGATCATAATGCGCGGGAGCGTTCGACTGGTATTCAATGTGTCGAGCAATGCCGTCCCACATCCGCGCCGCCTCCGCGGTCGCACCGTTCCCCGCCGCGCGATATTTAATCGCAGGCTTATTCATCTTCGCATCGTTGATGATGTTTAGATTGTGCTGGCGGGTTTTGTTGATGGTCAGGGCGGGGCGTTCGTCGCGCTGGCGATCCTGCCAATACCGCATCGGCCACTGATATTTGTTATCCGAGTCTGCATTCGCAAACCGAATGTCTTCAAGGAAAAGGGTGCGGGCGTAGCTTTCCCAGCTTTCGCACAGCTTAAACCGCTCTTTTGCCCGACGGAGAACCGCTTCGAAATCTGTCGCCATAGTCAGCCCATCCATCCAAGATTGTCGCTAATTTCATGCAGACGCTGGATCAGCCCTGCCCGGCTAAACGCGCCCTTCACCTTCGTCGCCTTCGAGCCACTTTCGCCCTGTGAAGCAACGGCCAGATACCGAAACGCATCGGCCGCGTGCGACGACCAATCATGCTTCGGCTCCCCACTCAACACCCCAGTGTCTTTGTTCTCTTCATAATGGTAATGCCGGAGGGCGTGGAGAAGCCCCTTTTCACACCTCGCCGCATCAAACCAGCAGGTCGGGAAAATGCTTCGCGCCGCGATGATTCCATCGAACTTCGAAAGCCTCGGCGTGATCCGCACGTTAAACCCGGCCTCTTTCATCTGTTCCTGGACCGACTTTTTCGAGCCCAAAGACTTCGCCTTCGCATCATGCGGGAGCCAAACAGTGCCGTAATCATAAAGCTCCCCAGTCGATCCCCGACGGGTCTTTAGAATGTGAATGTAGTGCTCGAGGGCCTTTAGTCTGTTTTCGTAAAAGTCCACAATCCGCCGCTGCATTCCGACATACTGCTCAAAAACGATCGAAGTGCTGTCCGAATATCCGATGTCGAAATAGACGTTGACGGACGAGGAGGCGACATGGGGAACAGAGGTGATCCGTCCCTCTTCCGCACAATCCCGAAGCTCATCAGCGTAAACCGCCCCGCTCAGCGAACGCCTGCACTCCCCTTCCCACACATGCAAATAGGCGTCGCGATCACGGGCCTTGAGATCGAGCATTTCCTGTTTGAGGACTGGTGCAAAAAATGGGTTATCCCTCCAGTTAACCTTTTGCACAATTGCGTTCTTAGGAGGATGCAGCACAAAACGCACATACGTATCGTCTGACTCCAGATTTGGATTAAATGAAACCCAAATTTCTGAACCATCTTTACGAATCGTCGGAATCAGCACTTCCCATGAGTTCTGGGTGACTTTATCAGCTTCCTCTACCCAACAAATATCAATGCCTTCATATGACTTGATTTTCGTTATGTTATTGCGAATTCCCTCAAATGAAAATTCTGATCCAGTAGAGGGACAGAAGATTCTGTTTTGTTCGATTCGATAAAATCCGCCTAATCCAAGAGCATCAATTTGATCGCACAAAACTCTGTGAACAGAGTCTCGAACAGAGTTTTGTAGTTCACGGGCGCAGAGCACGCGAAGTGGCTTTTGCGCAGCCAGCACCACAAGGGCACGAGCAATGCCCCAAGACTTTCCAGAGCCTCGGCCTCCATACAACACTCTATATCGAACAGGCAAGCCATTTACATTGTCCCAGAAGAGACATTGTAACGCTTTTGGCCAATTTGCTTGCACAACTGTCACAGCACCCTCGCGAACTCTTTGTGCCATTTATCCGCCGCCACGACATATGCAAAATGAGCAGCCGCTTTGCAATCAAAATAACCTAAATGCTTTCGCATTCCATTAACTGCAATTCGTGCCATCCATTTTTGTCGCATATGATTAAAGTTTACCCCCTTAAAACCACTGGTATTATCAGAAGGTGCACGCATATTCATCATATTTGTTGATGAAGTGGCTTCGCGTAAATTATCAAATCTGTTATCATCTCGATCCATATTTACATGGTCGATAAATTTCTCAGGCATACTTCCTATCTTCATGCACCAGATAACTCTATGAGCATAATACTCCTGGTTATCTATTTTGAGCATAATGTAGCCATTATTTCTTCGACCAGCTTCTTTACCGACATATCGAGTATTCCATCTGGATGGCATATTAGATCTATACTTCCAGAATAATTTTCCAGAAGATTCGTCATAATGCAGGATGGACTTGAAGTAATCGGCGAGGCTCACTTTATCATCCTTCTACCTAAGCCCATCCTTTTTGCAAGCAATGGTGGACCTATTTCTTACAGGCCTTCTTATTATACGCAGCCAACGCCTTCTTGTCCATCGCCTGATCTTTCTTCGATCCTTCCTTAATCCCCTTCGCGCGCAACTTTTTATCCTCTTTCTTATCCATCGAGGACTTTTCCCATTCCTTCATGCTCATCTTAGCCATCATCATTTCTCCTTCTTTTCCGATCCCACAGCTTATACCCAATCTGCATCGACAGATAGACGCAGCCCAAAATCGGAGCCAGCACCGCCGCCCCGTCCGACACATGCTTTACATACTGCAACCAGAGCGGCGTGGAGATCATGCCTACCGACACAATCGCATTCACCTTTTCAAATCTTTCTCCGAACAACCCGCTCAGGAAGTCCAGATTAGAATGGTCCATCAGCATCGCCCCTAGCCCTTCTTACAAATCGCCTCATATTTTGTGTTATTTCGGTCTGTTTTCTCTTTGGTCTTCCGTGTGTCCGCGTGTGACAGATACACGGGGTCATACAAGAGGCAGAAACTGTTTACAGGTGGCGGGGCCGGGCAGGCAAACACGAATAGAAATCCGTAGCAAAACATTAGTCCCTCCAGTATTTCGGGTTGAATGCTTTGTCCGAGGGGTCTTTTTCGTGCCGTTCATCCGCCTCTTGCGCTGCCGCACTCGCCTTCGCCAGCACGCCATTCAACGACTGCGCCGCCTCCGCAATGGCTTCTCTCTTGCCCTGATCCACCAGCTTTTTCTCATTCGCCCAAAGAACAAACTGCTCAATGAGTTTCAAAAGCGGCGGGAGGATGGAGAGAAGCCATGCGACCATCAGCGCGATCCACCAGTGACGTTAAAGTCCTTCGCCCCGATCAACCCAATACCGACCAGCGCGGTCTGCAGATCAACCCAATTCACCGTCTTGGTCTGCCAAGCGTTCCAGATCACCGTCACGAGCGCCAAAATGCCCGGAATCGTCGTCATCCAGTTTTTCATCATCGTCCACTCCTACCGCCAGCACCGCTCATTCTGAGCACAATGAAAACCGGCCTTGACCACTTCACAGCCTGCCAGCCCTAAAGCCCACAGGCCGACCAAAAGCACCACCGTCTTCTGTCTCATCTCAGCCTCGCAAATTGAAAGTGCATTCCATCCGCAGAACGCTCGTCCAGACTATCTTTATCCCCATCCCAATCTCCGCCCCACACACCACCGAGTGCAAGGAAGGGCTCCACAACCTGCTGCCGCAGGGCCGCAAAGTGGGGGGTCCGGTCGTATTGCCCATTGCGGGGCGCGTCAAAATCCGCCGCGCAGCCATATGAGTGCATCGACAGCGCACGCCCGCCACGCATCGCCCGAAAGTTATATGCCCCCGCGAAATTACTCATCCCCCACGAGTCGATGACCTTCTGGTCTTTCCCGGCGTTCTTCCACACCGCGTCCAGCCACATCGCGAACGCATCTGAACACTTCTTATGAACGCGAAGTTTAGCTTTCTTCCCCAGAAAGTAAATGTTGAACGGGGCGGGCAGAAGAACAAGATTGTTGCTCTCCCACCGCCCCGACGCCAGCCCATTCATTCCTCTGGGATTGCCGTAGAAAGCGTCACATTCAGATTGAAGAGGCCAGCGCATTTTCTTACTCCACTACGATAGGCGGCACATCATCCTGCGCCTGCTTCGCCGCGTTCGCCTTCTCGACGTTGATCGTGTTGGCGAGCACGCCTTGCAGCAGACCATTCGCCACAGCTTCGAAGACCTCCTGCCCGGTGGGCGGGCGGTAGCTGTCAGGGACCGCAGGAATCTCTGGCACGGCGGGTGTGACGACATTGCCGTCCTCGTCCATCACGGCAGGAACTTCCGGCACCGCAGGCGTGCCCGGGACCAGCACGCCATTCGGGAAGTAAAGTTGCGCGTAGGCGACCGTGATCCGGTTGATGTCAGCGTCCGCGATCAGGACGCGACTGGCAAGCGGCTCCGCGTCGATGTCGCGCTT